CCTCTTAACAAGAGGGAGATAATCTTCCGATTAATCGAAGTCCCCGATAAGGGGAGGAGAGTCTTTTTTGCTAGGGAGATGAAGATGCTTAACGATTTATGTGATCGTTATTCTCAAGAATTTATGTCCATCGTCTCCTTCAATAAGAAGTTCGATTCTTTGTCTTACCTAGTTAGCGACAAGTTAAAAGGAACTCTTGCTGAAAAATTCAGAGCTTTTAATTTTACAGTTGACTTATCTAAGTATGAGTCTTATGATATAGGTGATAAAGTGGGGCTAGATGGTGATGTGTCCCGCACAAAGAAAACAATAAAAGACTTTTTAAATGAGTGAGACTATAAACCCATCAGGCATCCTTAATAATTTTCTTAAGGCAAACAAGAGTGACCATTACAACTTTGAAGAGACTATAGAGTATAAGGTCTCTAGTGGCTCACTTCAATTCGATATGCATCTTGGTGGTGGATTCGGACCTGGGTTACATCGTTTCACAGGGATCAACGAGGGGGGTAAGACATCAGAGTCTCTGGAAGTTATGAAAAACTTTCTAAAGACTATCCCAAAAGCTAGAGGGGTTTACATTAAAGCTGAAGGTAGACTAAGCCCTGAGATGCAGAAGAGGAGCGGTGTCAATTTCGTTAATCAGGATAAATGGGAAGAAGGGACTTGTTTTGTTTACGAAAGCAATATCTACGAATCAGCGATGAGTTTAATTAAAGAGCTTATTACTAACAATGAAGAGAAAAATCTCTATTGTTTTATTGTCGATTCGGTTGACGGTTTGATTAAGCGTGATGATAATGCCAAAAGTTTTGATGATGCCAATAAAGTCGCAGGAGGAGCATTGATAGCTTCCGACTTCTGCAAAAAAACCAGCGTAGCTCTAGGAAAGCGTGGGCATATGGCTATTTTTATTAGTCAAGTTAGGGCTGATATTAAAATAGACCCTTATTCAAAAGCTCCGATTCGACAAACTACAGCTACAGGGGGGAATGCGTTATTGCACTTTGCTAATAATATTTTAGAGTTTGAAGCGAGGTTTAAAGGTGATCTGATCTTAAAAAACCCAGCCGTTAAGACTATCGACCCGAAGAAGAATCCCATCATCGGTCATATAGCAAAAGTCACGATTAAAAAATCAGCGAACGAGAATACTAACACAACGATCCCATATCCAATTCGTTATGGGAGGACTGGCGGGAATTCTATTTGGGTAGAAAAAGAAATCATTGACATGCTGTATGGTTGGGAGTTCATCACTAAAGCGGGTGCATGGTTAAAAGCTACTGATGATTTTATGGAGCTTCTATCTGCTCAAGATTTCACCTTTCCAGAAAAGTTCCAAGGCGAAGCTAAATTGTTCAAACACATCGAGGAAGACAAAGAGCTTAGCTCATTCCTTGTCAAGTATTTTAGAGAACAAGTCGCGGCTGTTGGGGCATGAAGTTTTTCGATGTAAACGGCAAAGAGAGAAATCTTAAGAACGCTAAAAAATATTTAATCGACTGGGAAAAACCAAGTCGTAGTAAGTTCCAAACTTCGGTGAAGATTTTCCTTTACGATTATTGGAAAAACGATATAGTGTTCGAAGAGTTCAGGGTGGTAGGTAGTAGATTGTCTCTAGACTTCTATAATGCTAATAAAAAAATAGCTGTAGAAGTCCAAGGCGCTCAACACACAAAGTTTGTAAAATTCTTCCACAAGAACCGTTTCAAGTATGCGGAGCAATTAAAGAGGGATATGCAAAAGTTTGATTTCTGTAAAGTCAACGAAATCAAACTAGCTGAGATTTACCCTCAAGACGAAATACAAGCTTCCGTATTTAATAATCAAGACATTTATTTATGAATTTACCAGATGGCAGCGAAAATCCTGAGTTTTGTATTCCCATCGAAATGGTGGAGAAGATTTATGAGTTATCGGGAGGCGTAGATAAATATAAAGGGGTCATAATGGCTGTTTCCTCAGAGAATGGTAAACCTTTAGTTTATTGTAAATTTGATTGCAGCATGACGGAATTTGCCTTAACAAAAGCTTTAGAGGATCATTTGGAGCGTCCGCCTAAAGAAGTAAGTGAAGAAGAACTTTAAAAGATGATATATAATTTTGAATTAGAAAAGCAGTTGCTAGCGGGTTTGCTCAAAGAGCCTGAGCGTTTAGCTGAGATAGCCAACTTCATAAGTAACTCAGATTTCTATTCTAAGCAAAGCTCTCTTCATTCTGCTATTTTTCGTATCATCCGACAAGCTATCGATGCTGGGGATGAGATAGACGAAGTCATTATAGCCCAAAGGGTTAACGACATTGGATTATCATTCGAAGATAATTTAAACCCTTCAGATTATATTAAGTCTCTGTCTCTAAGGAAAGTCCCAGAAGGTAATATCTTAAAAACAGCAAAGGAGTTAAAGAAGTATACTATACGCAGGGAGATTTTCGAGTCTTCTCAGGAGATAGCTAAGAAGATGAAGAATATCTCTCCAGAATCCTCTTACAGGGAGATCATAGAGTTAGCTGACAATGTATACAATTCTCGTATAAACCTCTATGAGATAGGCAATGACACGCCAGAAAACATCTATGAGGAGATGGAGGCTCTAGTGGAGGAGAGAGGTAACAATCCAGTCACTGAATTTGGTATGATGGGGCCGCATGAGAAGATTAATGACATCTATGGTTCATTATTGAGAGCGGGTAACATCACTGTGATCGTGGCTCGATCTGGAGTGGGTAAGACTCAATTCTGCATGGACTATTCTACCAAAGTCAGTCTCAAATATGATGTCCCAGTTTTGCATTTCGATAATGGTGAGATGAGTAAAGAGGAATTGATAATGCGCCAATGCGCGGCTTTATCAGGAGTCTCTATGCACTTGTTAGAAAGTGGTAAATGGCGAAAGGCGGGTGAGGATGTGGTCGAAAAGGTCAGGTCTGTTTGGCCAAAGATTAGCAAATTAAAATTCTATTACTATAATGTGGGTGGAATGGATGTCGATTCGATGGTAAACACTCTAAAAAGATTTTACTATGCAAAGGTCGGGAGGGGGAACCAAATGGTCTTTTCTTTTGATTATATTAAGACAACCTCTGAAAGCGGTGGCAATAAGTCTGAGTGGCAAGTCGTTGGAGAGATGGTCGATAAGTTTAAAAAGTGTGTTCAAAAAGAGATCTTGCATGAAGGTAATCCAGTGATTCCAATGATCACTTCTGTGCAGTCAAACAGATATGGTATTACTAACAACAGAAACTCTCAAAATGTAGTAGACGATGAATCTATTGTTTCTCTATCTGACAGGATCACTCAGTTTTGTTCTCACATGTTTATCTTGAGAAGTAAGACGGGAGATGAAGTAGAGAGCGAAGGGGAACGGTTCGGTAGTCATAAGCTCATTAATGTAAAAGCCAGACATCTCGGCAAGGATATAGCGGGTGCGATAGAACCTGTGAGTATCGGCGATACTTTGAGAAAGAATGCTATTAATTTAAATTTTAATAATTTTAATATTACAGAGAGGGGCGATTTGAGAGATATCGCTAGAGCATTGAACGGAGAAGAGGAGTTAGATACAAATGAACATCAAGAAGAAATCCCAGACCTCGATCAATTCTGAAGACTTCCAAGGGATTCTGGAGTCGATAGGTTATACTCTCATTGACTGTGGAGATCATTGGAGAGCGCAAGCTCTATACAGAGATGGAGATAATAAAACTGCGTTAAAAATTTACAAGAATACTGGAGTATGGATGGATTTTGTGGAGAATAGAGGCAGCAAACCTTTTGAAGCTCTTGTCAGCTTAACTACAAAAGATAAAAAAGAAACAGAGTCTATTTTAGCTAATTCGTATACAGACACTGTATCTATTTATCAGCCTAATGAAAAAATCCAAATGGAAAAAATATACCCAGAATCTTCCTTAGATAAGTTGTTCCCGAACTACAATTTCTATGAGAAAAAGGACATTTCGGAAAAAACTCAAAGAGCTTTTCAAGTCGGGTTGGCTGGAGTCGGTAAGATGTATAGAAGGATGGTCTTTCCCGTGTATAATGAACATAGCCAAATAATTGGATTCTCAGGGAGGAAGGTAGATGAAAATAATACTTATCCTAAATGGAAACATATAGGCAAGAGGAATAATTGGGTTTATCCAGCTTTTAATAGCGGGACAGAGGTCGATAAAGAAATAGAATTTAAAAAGCAAGTAATTTTAGTAGAAAGTATAGGCGATGCATTGGCACTTTATGAACACGGTATTAAAAACGTTTTGGTCCTTTTTGGGTTATCTGTTAATAGTAATATTATCAATTATCTTAGCGGCAGGTCTGTTGTCGATATATGCATTTCTACAAATAACGATTCTGCTAGTCGGGAGAATAGAGGGCTTATCGCGGCGGTAAAAAGCTATATTAAATTATCAAGCTATTTCGACTTGGGTAGTTTAAGTGTAAAATTCCCGCCTAAGTCTTATAATGATTTTGGTGATGCACATGTAGATAATTGCGACATCAAGAAATATTGGTTAGAAAAGCCAGTGGATCAAGATGCTCAATTGAAATATATTTGCAATTTTGTTAAAAACAGCCCATCGAGTTTTACAAAAAAAGAATTTAAAACAGCCTCACTATTAAGTAATGACTGAACCTCAATCGCCGTTATCAGCGAGTAGAATTAAAACCGCTCAATCTTGTTCTTGGCTTTATTGGTCCAAGTATAAGTTGGGTCTCCCTGAGAAGAGCAATGATGGCGCTAGGAGAGGATCTATATGTCACTTAGTTTTTGAGGTTTTGGGTGTCCCCAAAAGAAAAGCCTATTTTGAGAAGATTATAGAGACACAAGATGTCTTTTCCATTCCCTCCATCGAACGGTTGATCTTTAAACACGCAGAGAAAGAGGGGGTAGACGATTCAGAAAACATACAGATGATGAAAGAGATGATCTTTAATGGTCTCTCGTATGATTTCTTCGGGGGGGATCTATCTGAGCCGACAGAAGAGTATTCGGAAAAAGATTTCGATATAATCAAGAATGACGGAGAGATCAGCTACAGAATTAGAGGTTTCATAGACAAGCTATTCCTTTATAAAGATCAGAAATTTGCTCTAATTAGAGATTTTAAAACTAGCAAAGATGTATTCAAAGGTAAAGACCATACGGATAATTTGCAAGATTTAATGTATAGTTTAGCGGTGAGGGATTTGTTCCCAGATTATGCTAATAGAACTAGTGAGTTTCTTTTTTTGAAATTCGATCTAGATCTTAAAGCGAAAAAAACAGGTATAGTCCGAATGGAGTCTCTCGACCCTGACGAATTAATAGGGTTCGAATTACAGCTCACTGAAATTCAGAAATATCTAGACAATTTCACAGAGCGAGACGCAAAACGTAATTTTGCTGCCCGTAAAGGTTTCCCCTCAGACGGTTCTTTTAGTGGGAAGTTGCTTTGTGGTTTCGCGACTAAGAAAGGAGAACTCAAAAAAGACGGGACTCCCAAATGGTATTGTTCTATGAAGTTTGATTTCTTTTATTATAAGGTCTATAATTCAGAAGGGAAAACAGTAAAATGCTATTTTGAAGAAGACTTTTCTGAAAAGCTTGTCCCTGATGGTGGGACATACGAAATCAAATATTATAAGGGTTGCCCAGCACATTCTTCTTGACTTCAAGAGCTGAACTCATATAGTCGGGCATGGTCCCAGTATTCAAGTCTACTTTTTCTATAGGAAAGAGTATTTTAACCTTAGACGAGACAGAAAAGGACGGTGGTCCTGACAGTATTTTGTCTATATGCGAAGAGTATAAAATTAAAAATTTAATATTAGTCGAAGACTCTATGACGGGTTTCGTGACTGCTCACAATCGATGTAAAGAGCGAGAGATAAATCTAATCTTCGGAATTAGAATCACATGCTGCAACGATGTTAATGAAGATGATAACTCTGATCATAAAATCGTTATTTTCGCGAACAATGATGATGGGTGCCGTCTTTTATATCGGATTTATTCTTATGCTCATACTCAACACGAAGGAAAAGTGGATTTCAAGTTCCTCAACTCCATATGGAATGATAGCGTCGATTTAGTTATTCCATTCTATGATTCTTTTATTTATAATAATAACCTTCACTTAAAGAAATGTGTGCCTGACTTTTCTAAAATCACTCCTGTATTTTGGTTAGAGGAAAATGGGTTACCTTTCGATCATCTTCTAATCGCTAAAGTGCAAAAGTTTGCGTCTAATATCGGAGCTAAATACAAAGATGTAAAGAGTGTCCTTTACAAAAACAGAGGAGATGTAGAAGCATTGCAAACTTACAAGATATTGTGTAACAGGAACTTTGGCAAGGCCGCGACTCTCAGTAGTCCGAATTTAAATCATTTTGGTAGCCAAGAGTTCAGTTTTGAGTCATACTTAGATAAGAAGGGGGTCACAAATGAATGAATCGTTACTAAGGTTTGATAAAAAACAAAAATATTTAGTCTTTGATACAGAGACTGAAGGGTTGAACTTAATTACTTCAAGACCTTGGCAGGTGGCTTGGTTGATAGTAGAAGGCGGCGAGATCTTAGAAAAGCACGATATGTTTTTGGATTGGCCTGATTTAAACGTGTCAGAAGGGGCGGCTAGAATTACAGGCTTCACAATGAAGGAGTATGACAGAAGGAAAGAGAATCCTCGCAAAGTCTGGGAGAAGTTCTCAAAACACCTTTACGATAAAGATACTTTTGTAGTGGGTCAGAATTTATTGGGTTTTGACGTGTATATGGTTAATATCTGGCGCAAACTAATGAATTTGGGCAGCGATTACTCTTATGTAGACAGAATCATTGACACAAGATCTTTGGCTGTAGCCATAACGAAAGAAATCCCAGTTAACAAAGAGGATTTTATTAGTTGGCAATATAGACTTCTAAATCATAGAGAGCGTGGGCTAAAAACCTCACAAGCTTACTTGCTTAAGAAATACAATATTGATCACGACACTAGACGATTGCACGATGCGCTTTATGACATCGAGATGAATTTTAAAGTTTTTCGCAAACAACTTTTTGACCTAGAAATATGAGCTTATCAAAATACACAGGGTATAAAACTCCTTTCCCCGTTGGCGTTAAACTGCCAGAGATTAAAATCGAGAAAAAATATTATGAAGAAGTCTCCTGTGGAGAGGGGGAAGATAATTATCAGTTTTTGAGAAAGCTATGCTTTAAGCGTTTACAGCAAAAAAATATTGATAAGCTAGATAATGCTCAAGTCTATTATAGCAGACTAAAAGAAGAACTTGCTATCTTTCAAGATTTAGGGTTCGTCGATTATATTCTTCTGAACTGGGACATAATTAATTTTTGCGTCGAGAACGATATCCCTACTGGGGCTGGCCGTGGTAGTGCAGCTGGTTCTTTAGTGTTATTTATAATAGGTGTGACTCACATAGACCCGATAGAATACGGTTTGTTCTTTGAAAGGTTTGTTTCGAAAAGCAGAGCTAGGAAGATAGAGCATGAAGGGGAAATTTTCCTTGATGGTAGCCTCTTAGCAGATGTTGACAACGATATCTCTTATGATCGAAGAGCAGAGGTTATTAAATATATCGAAGAAAAATACAAAGGTAAGAGTTCTAAGATTTTAACTTTGAACACTTTGAGTGGTAAACTCTGCATGAAAGAGTGCGGTAAGATAGTCGCAGAGTTATCTGAAATGGAAGTGAACCAAATCAGTGACACAATCCCGAAACACTATGGGATAGTAGCTAAGCTTCAGGTAGCTTATGAAGAGAGCGAGAGTTTCCGATCTCATGCGGATAAATATCCCAAGGTTTATCAGATAGCTAAGAAGCTGCAGGGATTAAATAAAAACACTGGGGTTCATCCATCTGGCATATCGATTTCATTTTATGAATTAGAGGACATAATGCCGCTGCAAGTAACTAATGACGGTTCATTAATCTCTGCTTATGACATGAATGATGTCTCTAGTTTGAGTGTCAAGTTCGATATCTTGGGTTTGAGGACACTTTCGGTAGTCCATGATGTCTGCAAACGGATCGGCGTGAATGCGGCTGATATAGACCCCCATGACCCAACAATCTATTCTGCTTTAGCTTGTTTAAGATCTCCTCAAGGCTTATTCCAGATTGAAGCTGATACGAACTTCAAAGTGTGTAAATTGATTTCACCTCAGAACTTGGAACAATTATCAGCGGTAGTTGCTATAGCAAGACCTGGAGCTTTAGACTTCAAAGATGCATATGCCACGTATGTCAGAACTGGAGAATTCCAATCTGTTCATAATTATTTCGATGATATCCTTAGTTATACTGGGGGTATCCCTCTTTACCAAGAACAGTTGATGAAAATGGCTGTAAAAGTTGGGTTTAGTTTGGACGAGTCTGAGCAGCTGAGACGGATAGTCGGTAAAAAGAAGGTCGATAAAATGCCAGAATGGAAAGCTAAGATTAATGAAAAGATTAAAGAAAACGAATTAGATCCTGAGATAGCTGAAGTCTTATGGAAAGTAGCGGAAGACTCTGCGAATTACTCTTTCAATAAGTCTCACTCTATTAGTTATGCTTATTTATCGGCTGTAACGATATATTTGAAATTCAATTATCCACAGCAGTTTTTTCTGAGTCTCCTAAAATATGCGAAGTTTGAGCCTAATTCTCACGAAGAGATAGCGAAGATATCCCAAGAGCTTTCTCACTTTGATATTGAATTACTTCAGCCTGACTTAAATAAATCAGATATTGATTTTAAGATCGAAGGTAAAAACATTAGATATGGGTTAAATTCTATAAAAGGGGTATCGACTAAAGTATTAGAGTCTTTATTGGAGTTTAGAGAGGATTCATTCTCTAATAAATATGAAGTTTTCTTAGCCGCGAAACAGGCTGGGTTAAATATCGGCACTTTATCAGCCTTAGCTCAAGCGGGTCTTTTAGATTCTTTCGTTAAACATACTAGGCCAAGGTTAGTTCTAGAGGCTCAAACATTTAATATCTTAACTGACAGAGAGAAAAGAAATTTGGTTGCGATGGGCGAAAACTACGAGTACGATATCATAACAGCTATTCATGATGTTAAGAAACAAGACATGGTCGGAGATGACAATAGAAAGATATTCGCAGACAAAAGATTCGAAACGTTTAAGAAAAAATATAAACCATACAAAGAAATTTACGAAATGAATAAAGAGCATATCAAGTATGCCAATTGGTATTTCGAAGAAAAGCTTTTGGGTTATAGCTATTCTTACAATATCAGAGAGATATTTAGTTATGGCGATGATTTTCATTCGGCTGACGCGATAAAAGATCTTAGTCCTAGAGACAAAATTAAATTCGTAGGTTCTTTAACTGATATAATGAAGAGGAAAAGTAGGAATGGTAATGATTACGCAAAATTAACTATGCAGGATGAAAGCGGGGTATTAGAGGGATTGTTCCTCGACGGAGAAAGAGAAGCTAGGCTTACTAACTTTTTAGATTCTGGTAAAAAATTACCTAAAAAAGGAGATGTTGTAATTGTCTTTGGGACAAAAGGGGATGACATTGTCTTCCTCGATAAGATAGTCCCTTTAAAGGACAAAATCTACATGAAGTTATCTGAACTAAAATAGTGTAAAGAATTATGATGGGTTTAGCCGATTTCAACCTCACTCCTAAAGCAAAAAAGGGATTAAAAGACTCCAAAAAGTTTGCTAAGGATAATGGCCACGATTTAGTAACTACAGCGCACTTAGTGTATGGTTGTTTATTAAATATCTCAGATACTTGTTCTTTAAGATTAAAATCTTATGATATAGATCTTAATATAGAGCTTTTTAAAGAAGTTTTTAAAAAATACGTAAAACAAAATGAAGACTACTTTTTGAGCAAAAAGGGGCAAGGCGGTTGGCACGAAGATGTCAACCAGACAATACGTTCTGCTAAAGACTTTTCGGACATGTTCGATAGTTACTTCATAGGGGTAGAGCATGTCCTTTATGTTATTTTGGACGAAGATAATATGTTCATAAAATTTTTAGCCAGAAACGGTATTGACATACTACTCGCTAAAGATTTAATCGAAGGGTATATCTTAGAAGATAGTATTCCTCCTCTTGGGCAGATGAGGCGTTCTTTTAGTGAAGAAACAGAAGATTTTATAACTGCCGAAGATCTCCAAGGGGCGTTACCTCAAATATCTAAATACTGTATTAATTTAAATGAGGAGTTTATGTCGAAAAGAGGCTCTACAATTTCTGGAAGGGATAAAGAGATAAACCAATTAGTCGAAATTCTTTCTAAGAAGAATAAAAGTAATGCGATATTAGTGGGTGACGCTGGTGTGGGTAAGACGGCAATAGCTGAAGGTCTCGCTCAACAGATAGTTTCTCAAGAAGTCCCTCCCCACATGTCTTTGATGCAGATCTGTTCTGTGGATATAAGTGCTATGGTGGCTGGCACTAAATACAGAGGAGAGTTCGAAGAGAAATTCAAAGCTCTCATATCTGAAGCCGAAAAAGAGCCTAATGTTATATTGTTTTTTGATGAGATCCATACGATTATAGGTGCTGGTAATTCTGAGGGCGCAGTGGATGCTTCTAATATGCTCAAGCCAGCTCTAGCGCGGGGCGAGATAAAATGTATAGGAGCTACGACGACTCAAGAGTATAAGAAATACTTTGAGAAGGACACTGCAATGAAAAGGCGGTTTGATAAAATACAAGTGGAAGAACCATCTAAGAGCGCCACAAAAGATATTGTCATGCAAACAATTTCGTATTATGAAAAATTCCATCATGTGAAATACTCAGAATGCGATATCGATACTATTATAGACTTTAGTGAAAAATACTTGAGTAATAGAAAGTTCCCAGATAAAGCATTCGATATAATTGATCAATTAGGGGCTAGAACTAGAATTAAATATAATAAGATCCCAGTTGGCGTAGATGATGTCAGGTCTTCTTTTTGTAGTTTTCTAATGGAAGCTGATGATGATGAGAAACTAGATGAAGAAAAATTTACAATATTGCTAAAAGATTATCTCCAAGTCATGTCTCGTTGGCAAGGGAATTCAGGTCGGAAACAAAAAGTTAGGCAAAGAGATATTTTAGCTATTTTCCAAGAGAAAACGGGCCTATCTCCTAAAACAATAAGTAAAAAAAGCTCTTCCTTTACTTCTTTCTCTAAAAAAATGAACAGCGAAGTTTTCGGCCAACAAAAAAACATAGAAACTATACATAACTCTTTATCCTGCGCTAAAGCTGGGTTAAATGATCCCAAAAAACCCTTGAGTAATTTCCTTTTTATAGGAGGTACTAGCGTTGGAAAAACTTATACAGCTAAAAAGATCGCTAAGCATTTCTTTGGTAACGAAAAATCATTCCTGCAATTGAACATGGGCGAATACCAAGATAAAACAGCAATATCTAAACTCATGGGAGCTAATGCTGGGTATGTCGGATATGACGAAGGCGGGTTATTGACAGAGTTTATAAGGAATAATCCAAACTGTGTTGTTCTATTCGATGAGGTAGAGAAGTGCGAGCCTAAAGTCCTAGATATATTATTGCATATATTAGACGAAGGTTATGCTACAGACAATTTTAACAGAAATATCGATTTTACTAAAACAGTAATTATTATGACTTCTAATATAGGTCATAAAGAAAAATCGGAAAAAAGTATGGGTTTTGTCCCCACTAAACCAAACGAAAAAGAAGTGTATAATGCTTCAGTTAAAAAGCACTTTAGGCCAGAGCTATTAGCTAGAGTCGATGAAGTAGTGATATTCAATGAACTCGGTGAACGGGAGTTAAGGCAAATTATTAGAAAAGAGTTGAATGAGATTAAGTGTAGGCTTGAAGAGCGTGGTATACAGGTGATATTTAAAAAGAGTCTGGAAATCCACATATTTAATAAAATTAAAAATGATAAAAATCACGCTAGGCAAATAAAAAATGTAGTAAAATCAGTAGTCCAAGTCCCGATATCCAACTTTATTATAAAAAATAGGGATATTGAAAAAATATCCATAAATATAGTTGACAAATCACTAGAATTCGTATAGAATTAAGCATGGATAAAGTAAACCTACGGGTAATGAAGGCAATTCGCAATTCTAAAGGACGCTTCTTCGGTCTATATACTGCTCAAGGAGAATCATTGAATGCTCAATTGATGTCTGAAACTGCTAACTATGTTAATGTCTATGACAGGAACGCAAATTCTCGTCGTAAATTAGCTAAAACGAGCATCTGCGGGGTGCGTATCGCCGCTAAGAATTTCGGTTTGGTTTTTTAAACCAAGCTGCTTAAAAAAGATAATGTAAATGTTATCGGTTCATACTAAGAACCTCTTCCTTGAAAAAGGAGGGGGTTCTTTTATTATAAGCCGTGAAACTATCCTCTTTATTCAAAGGCAAAGTCTATGCTTTCCCACAGACACAAAATCAAGATCAAGACAAATCTTTCGCTCTGGAGGTTTTAAAAAAAATAAAATCTAATTTTGTAGTCTCAAATATCGAAGTAGGCGAGATAAAAGACTATTATGATGTCTTTATGATCAAAGACGATAAAAAAAAGACTTTTAAATTAAAAATTTCGCTAGATGATTCTCAAGAGATTTTAAAAAAAGAATATAATGGGACAAAGAATTCGAAGTCTTCGTCTACGCCCGTTTCTATAGAATATGGAATAGTTAAAATAGGAGACGAAATAACATATTTATTGGTGGGAGTTCCTCCTTACGAGAGCTTGGGCGAGTATGGGAGATCTTCGTTATTGGATAATTTTGAATCGTTTGTTGATTCTTATTTCGTTTTCCAAAAAACAAAAGGTGTCAGAACTACCTATAAGACATCTCTAGACAAGTTTTTAAAAAATGTTGACCCATCTTCCTATTTGCCTCAAGAATCTATAGAAGCATTAAAGAGTTACACTGACTATGATTTATGTAAGGGGTTTGTTTCTGGTTTATCGGAAGAAATAAGAAAGTTATCTCAAGAATTTGTTCTTCCTTATAAATATAAATGCCACGGGGGTTTATCTGTAGACAACGTTTTTACAGATGGGAGGAATTTTTACTTTGATGATTTTAAAGATGTGTTTATGGGTCATCCTTATATTGATTTTATTGATATTATATTAGATGTAGGTTTACCGAAAGGCTCTCAATATTCTTTGCTATCTACTTTTTGCCAGAGAGGGGGGATAGTAGAAGACAGAACTCTTTTTAAATCTTTGTATGAGATACAACTAAGAAAAAAACTCTTAATTTTAATCACAGAATACATAAAAGAGGTTTACGTCTATGATTCTTATAGATACAATAACATCTTGAGTATAGCTAATACTTTCTCTCATTGTTATGAGCGTTTTCGTAAAATAAAAATGTTCGAAGAAAACAAGGGCTTTATTATGAAAACGATATGCGAACCTATCTTTGGCATAAAAGCTTAAGTATTAGATGTAGAAAAAAAGCTTTTACCACTTAAGATTCTACATGATTGTTCAGTATTACAAGCCAAATTCTAGAAACACTGGGTGCGCTTTTAGTTTCGATATCGGGGTTAATAATAAAAACCAAGAGCCGTGCGTTTATATCAGGGCTGTGAAACAATTTTCTTGGAATGACAAAACAAGAAGTGGATCTTTTTCAGAGAATGCCAAAAACCCTGAAAAATCTATTTCAATCAAACTAAACGAAATAGAAGTGGGCGGGTTTATCCATGCGATAGAAAAGTATACTGAATTTTCAGCTTTTCACTCTTATGAAGATAATAAAACTTCTATTTCATTTAAGCCTTATCAAAAAAAAGACGGCACTCAAGCATTCTCTTTTGGTGTCACAAGAAATTCCGCTAATAAATTTGGCATTGGCGTAGAAATGTCTGAAGGCTATATGCTCTTAGAGTTTTGTAAATTCTTCTTACAGGAATTGTATGCTTTTAGACTACAGAACAACATCGATAAAAGGAAAGCAAATGCTGCTCGCGCATGAAGAAAAAAACTGTATTAATTCATTCTAATTTCACTAGAGCTTTTACTGGCTTTGGGAAAAACAAAAAGAATATTATGCGGTATCTATACGATACAGGCAAATATAATCTTATTGAGTTAGCTAACGGCGTAGAGTGGGAGGCTCCTAGCACAAAACTGCTCCCTTGGACTTGTAGG